ATACAATAGTCAGAACAGCGACTGAAGATGTTGTTTGCTATAAAATACTCATTAAGACTAATGAGAATACCTATTTCACACCCTACCAAGGAATGAAAGTGAAATTGGGTGAGAGATATGATGTGGAAGAAGGGGATGTAGGAGGTAAAGATATTTTCGCTTTACAACTAAACCATACAGACATGACAGTACATGGTGGTGCGTTTCATTCCTATAAATATAAGAACGCGGCTTTCTTTAACCTTATGGAATCTCCTGATTTGTGTAATCGTAACTGTTCTTTGGTCTTAGTTGAGGCCATTATACCAAAAGATACCAAATATATGGTTAATGACTCTGAATATGTGTCCAAGTCTATTGTTTATACCGATAACATTTTGCTTGTGAAACCACCACTGAAAAAAGAATGTGAAATTTAAAAATATTATTTATTATGTGTTTTAAAGTAAAAAATAACGAGGTTAAAATAGCGGATAAAGATATTACCTGCTATAAAGTGCTCACCAAACTCAATACGGATATCTATGCGACACCTTTCCAAAATATGTCCGTGAAATTGGGTGAGAGATATGATATTGTAAATGATGATGATTTCCGTGTTGTTGAGTCTTCTTGTAATGACGGTATTGAATTAGAAGTGTCAGAAGGTTGTTTCCACACATTAAAAAACATTAAAAACGCGGAGAGTCTTCTTGAAAATGTTTTATTCAATAGCTACCTTTCGACATTTGCCTTGGTTAAAGCCATTATACCGAAAGACACCAAATACATGGTTAACGAAACTGAGTATGTGTCCAAGTCCATTATATATACACAGGAACTACAAGAAAAAAAACCAGAAGATAACGAAAGCCATGCCTCTTTTGAAACATGCAAACTCCTTAAGGAAAAAGGTTTTGACTGGCCTTGTATGTTTTATTACAGGGGTGATAATCCCTATGATATCAATAAGACCTATTATAAACAAAACTATAATGACACCACTCACTTTTTAAGTAGACCAACCCTGTCTGCGGCAAGAAAATACCTCTTGGAAAAATTTGACTTGTTCCTCACGATAGGTATCGTGCCATATTCCAAAGAACAAAGTTACTATTTCTATAGGGTATATAAAAATAGAGTACCGTTGATAAACCACTACCCAACGGATTACTATAATACACCTGAGGAGGCGGAAAACGCCGCCATAGTATATTGTCTGACTAATTTGGTTTAATTATGACACAAGAAGAAAAACAACTGTTACTAAAAGACCTTTGTACAAGGTTGCCTTATGGCGTAGTTATTCATACTTACTACAACAAACCAATGGACATAAAGTGTACGGGGTGTGATTTGTTTGCAAATACTGTTAATATAGACATTCCAAATGATGATGAAGCAAAAGTATATGTGCAAAACATTAGGCCATATCTCCGACCAATGTCAAGTATGACAGAGGAAGAAGAAAAAGAAATCCGTATGCTTCATCATTGTTTTTACAGAGAAGGAAACGGTTGGATAACAGCAGGTGTATTTGGTACTAATGATTGTGGGTGTACCGTTTTTGAAATGGCGGATATATTAAACTATCTAAATGCCCATCACTTTGACTATCGTGGTTTGATTGAGAAAGGATTGGCATTAGAAGCACCTGATGGGATGTATAACAAAGAAGAGTCCGAAAAAGAGAGTGAGATTCCAATTCCAAAAACTGTTAATGAAGCCGTAAAAACCTTGGCTAAGATTCTTTCAAAAGAAGACAGGGATTACCTTCTCGAAAATGGCGCAATTTCTATGCACGATTCTCTTGGAAGATGGATTAGGAATGAATGGGGATTATTGACTGGTTCTGAACTTAAAGACGAACTGATGAATATGAATAAAGGTCTTAATCATCCTGATGACATGTCGAATTATATTATAGAAGAATTTATTAAATATTGGAACAATAAGTTATGATTACCGAAGATTATGTAAGTTTTGAGACTGCCAATCTCATGAAAGAGAAGGGGTTTAATTGGAACACCGATAAACAATTTAATTTAGATAAAATTGTTGGTGATTATAACATAACTGATAGGTCAAGACATCCTGAAAGATACCTTGATGCCCCAACACTCCAAATGGCTATGAAGTGGCTGAGAGAAAAACATAATTTAGGTGTTTTTCCCTCTTGGTCACAAGTATTTGGCCTTTATGGATGCCGTATGTACTACCTTAAAAAGGGTAGTCAGGAATTTTATAGTGTTGGTGTTAGGTATAATACTTATGAAGAAGCCTGTGAAGCAGCGATAAAGTATTGTTTAGAAAATTTGATTTAATTATGACACAAGAAGAAAAACAATTGTTATTGAAAGACCTTTGTGCAAGGTTGCCATATGGAGTAAAATGTAGGTTTGAAATAGATATTGATAAATACAAAACAATGGAGTTCAGTAGGGAAGAAACTAATGGGCTTCTTGTAGATTTTGATGAGATATACTGTTATTGGCTTAATGAGGGATTCATACTTCCATATCTCCGTCCAATGTCCTCCATGACTGAGGAAGAAGCTAAAGATTTCGCCACACTTCAAACCGATTTCTATAGTGATGGGTGGCTCTATCCTATTGCGGCTGTAAACATGGTGAATTGGCTGAATTCCCATCATTTTGATTTTCGTGGATTGATTCCAATGGGTTTGGCTCTTGAAGCCCCTGAAAATATGTATAAAATGTCTTAAAATATAAAATTATGCCAACAGGATTAACTTATAAAATTTATGACGGTGACAATATGTCATTAAAAGATTTCGCACTTGCCTGTGCTAAACATCTTGTCAATTGTGATGACTTGCCACATGATAACCCACCTATATTTGAAGTTCCTGACTATTACAAAAGTGAAATTATAATTCTTTTGGATGAACTGAAAAAATGGTTGGAAGCACTCCAACATCCACAGGACTTCCAAAAACAATTGGATGACGAATACCAAAAACATATGGAAGAAAATAAAGCATATGAGAAACTAAGAACCGAACGCAAAAACAGATACCTCATTATGCTTAATAAAACCAATTCATGGAACCCTCCCACTGACTTGCTTCCATTAAAGGAATTTATGATTAAACAACTTAATGAGTCTATGGACTTTGACTGCTCCCCCTGCGAACTCTACACAACAAAAAAATTGACACCTTTGGAATGGATTCAAGATAAAATTGAAATTGCTCTGGATAGCTTGCGTTTCTACACCAGAAACTATAAAAACAAAATAGAAAAGACAACAGAAACCAATGCCTACCTAAAAAACTTGTATGAGTCACTGAGTGATGTTGATTAACCTCCTCTGGCACGATTTTTGTAATATATAATATGAATAAAAAATAAAAATAAAAACATTATGACAATTGAGGAAAAAGCAATGGCCTACGATGAGGCTCTGAAGGATATGAGAGTAATCTATCCTAATTTGTCTGGCGATACAAAATTAGCCATAGAAAACGCATTCCCCCAACTTAAGGAAAGTGAGGATGAAAGGATAAGAAAACACATTATTGACATTATTAAAGATAATGCTAAATCAAAATGTATTCCTTGTGATGCTGAGATTGCCTACCTTGAAAAGCAGAAAGACCTCGACAAAATGATTGTGGTTTCTCCTGAAGTGTGGGATAAAGCTATTTCTGATGCTTTTGAGAATGGGAAAAAAGAGGGCAAAAAGCAGAAAGAGCAAAAGCCAGACTCTTTAATTTATGATAAGGATTTAGATAAAGCCGCAAGAGAGTTTTACTTATCAGGTGGTGCTGATAGTCCCACTGATTCCACAGGATTGGTACCTATTGTGCGAATAGCTGAATTTGGGGCTACTTGGATGAAAGAGAGAATGGAGAAAGAGCAAAAGCCCGCAGAGAAACAAGACTACTCTGGCCTTAACGACCTTGAAAAAGCCATCCATCGTGGATTCCTTGCTGCTGGAGTTGATAATGTGCCTGTTGAGATAATCAAGGAAACAGCTAAGGAGTGCCTTACACAGGTGAAACCAGCAGAGTGGGCCGAACTCCAATCAGAATTCAAAAACATCAACGAAGCATTTGAAAGTGGGAAGAAGGAAGTACTTGCTCATCCTGAAAGGTATGGCTTATGTGAGCAGAAGCCAGTAGATTACGATGCTGAATTAAAGAAATGCAAGGATAATCCACTTTATTTCTTCGATAAGTATGTAACCATCAAGCAGAAACCAATGGAGTGGAGTGAGGAGGATAAATTACATTATGCTAATATTTTAGAAGCGTTAGAATACGTAAAGGGATGCAAATCCGACTATGATAAGATAGAAGCTATAAAATCCGATATTGTTTGGTTCCAATCCTTTCGTCTCCAATCAAAACAAGAATGGAGCGAAGAGGATAAAGAAAAGTTGAAAGCAATCTGTACTTATCTACGAGATTATTCAAGATTAGCAAAACTCGGCGACAAATTAAGATTCAATGAGTATTGTGATTTCCTCGAATCCCTCCGTCCTCAAGGTAGTAAAGATTCCTTACAACCTCATTGGAAACCAAGCGAGGAGCAGATGAAGGCATTCAAGAAATATATAGAAGAGTTCCAAGCAAGAGCGGAGGCAGCAGTAGGTGGATGGAATAACTTTGATGTAATGATTCAACTCTATGAACAACTCAAGAAGTTATAAATATGTGTAACATCGAATTTCCGCACTTTGGGGCATCGTATCCCGATGCCCATTGCATAAATGGTTATTTGTACGATATGGACTCCTACGAAGATGGAGTATACACCATCGGAGGCGATGACCCTTGCCCGTTCTGCAATACGGAAGAGTGGTTGAAGGATGTCCTTGACGATGAAATTTTTAAAACACGTGAGGAAGCCCTTGAATGGGTTGAAAAAATGAGAAAGAAATATGAAATACATTGACGCGGAAAAGTTATTGTCCGAGATAGAAAGGCTTAACTCACTTGTGCCTTACGGAAGTAAAGATAGGCACGATGATGGACTTCACGATGCATATAAAGCGGTTAAGAATATTATCGACTCTCTCCAGCAAGAACAAACCGATATGGGTGAGGTTTCTGACGGGTATCATACTTTCAATGAACTTTACTATTATCGAATGCTCTATAATGCGGCGTTCTTTAATCTTCTACCAAAAGAGTGGGTTCACAAATCAAAGAGACATCATACCGGTGAAGAATGCTTTGGGGGAGGTTGGTTCATTGTAATGGCTAATCTTCCTACTGGACAAATTAGTAATCATTATAAACTTAAAGATTGGGATTTGTTTCACGTTCCTGAAAAAGAGTTTGCCGATGAGTGGGATGGACATACTCCTCAAGAAGCAGCTGAAAGATTGCATAAATATCTTCAGCAGGAACAACATGAAGTAAATATTGAGAAAATCATCAATGACTACTTTAAAGATTGGAAATTTGATGATGAACTTGATATTATGGTTAAGCCGAATAATTATTCAGCCTCGTTTACTGATTTAAAGGATATTGTTAAATATTTCTTTGAACTTGGCTTAAAAACAAGAATGGAGGGATAAATATGAAATACAATAAAGAAGTTAAACTTAATAACTACGAAATATTCTTCTTTAGAAGAGTATTTAGTACTAACTTAAAAAGACTTATGGCTTTTCGTAAAGCAGTTATGAAGAGACAAAATTATCATGGTGATTCATACACTTGTGAACATTTTTCTGTGAAAGGGGGAAAATGGTTAAAAATATACATAAGTAAAAAGAAAATTGATGCTTATATAAAATTAATTAAAAACAATAACAATGCAAGAAAAGAAAAATAAATATGAAATACGTTGACACAGATAAACTGGTTAAATCAATAAACAATTATCAAGAAGGAGCAAAAGCAGCATTAAACCCAACAGATGGCGATGCCGATTATTACAAGGGTAAGATTGACACTTGTAAAGATATACAAGAGTTCATCACCTCTTTACAGCAAGAGCAGACGGAATCATCAAATAATTTGGTAGATGTTGACGCAGTAAGAGAAGATTTTATAACGAAAGTCTATCATATACTTGATGCTGACCCTACAAACGATAGGGCGAATGCGATAATTGACGCATTTGATTCTTTGCCGACAGTCACTCAGGAGCAGTCAGATTTGGATTTGGAGAAAGAGATTGAGGAACATGTAGAAGGTATGCCTATGAGTGAATTTACACATGAAAGTGAGGTAGATATTCATTATGATTGGGCAAGAAAAGAGTTCCGATATTTCTATGAACTTGGTCAACGAGAAATGCGGCACAGAATAATGAATCCAGAATATAACGCAAAAGTAATAGAGCGACTTAAATCAGAATATCCGACAGTAAAAATAAAGGAGGAATAATATGAAAGCACCAGATAAGATTTATATTGATGACTTGGCTGTTGTCAACGATTGTGTTACGAAAATATCATTAGAACAACTTCCAAACTTTTCGGAATACATCCGCAAGGACGCTCTGATGGAGTGGTTTAATGATAATATAAAACCATTAAATGTTCTGTTTGGTGAAATATTTGTTGCAAGAATAAAAGATAAATTAAATTCAATGTAATATGGAAAAAGAAGAAGCAATAAAGATTCTTAATGATTATATGGGTGGGAAAATAGACCCTGAGAGCACAGAACTTTATCACGCGATAGAATTGGTCGTTGATATATTTGAATCTCAGCCTTCCCTTCCAACAGATAATCTTGATGAGGCGGCAGTTAATTGTACTTATTGTGAACACGCCTATGCAAGAGAATCCTTTAAGGAAGGCGCGGAGTGGATGGCTAAACAAGGCTATACACAAGAAGAGATAGTCGAAGATAAAAGCCTTGGACTTGGCTATGGTGTCTTACCAGGAGTAACACCTATTATCAATCTGCCTGACTCATTTAAACCAGGTGACAAGGTAATCGTCCAAGTCAGAAAAAAATGCTAATTCATGTGGTTTTTAATATTGTGTGGTTTTTAGATGACAAATAATTTTTTCGTCACAATAATAGCAAAATAACGAAAAGAAACTGTGTCTTCCGTTAATTTTTCCAAAATTTTTTCCAGAAAATTTCAGGTTACTCATATGGGGTCATAGTCAATTAAGTAGTTTTTAAGTACAATTTTTTGCCAACAATTTTTTTATGTTCCAAAATATTTTATTATAGTTCAAAACATTGTTAATCAAAAAGATAAGTTAAAAAACATGTAATGGTGGGGGATATAAATATATACCTCATAGATACAAAAAAATCATGGCATTAGATGTCATGATTTTTTTTATGGTAAATTATGTTTTCGATATTATAGGTTAATCTTGCATAAAGACATCATCGTCATCAACTGTAGGTTGTTCGTTCATTTCTTCTTCCTCTTCTTCTTCAGCAGTTGGTTCTTGTTGATATTTATTATGATGGTATTCATCATCATCGTCATAATGGTTATGGTGGTTATTATTTTTAGGGTTTTTATTGGGGTTATATTGTCCTATATTATTTAGTTTATCGGTATTGTCAAGTGCTTGGAAGAAGACGTAAAGTGCAAGCATAGAGATAATCACTGATGGGAAGAAATGGAGGTTTAATGTAACCACAGCGTAGCCAAGGCAGAAAGTGATTACATAGAGTAGGAATGTTTTGAATTTAAATACAGCGTTTTGTAGGTTTTTATTCATAGTATTGATATTAAAAACTGTTATTGTATACTAATATAAATAGTGGGCACATATAAAAAATAGTACTCAAATGAGTACTATTGTTGTTTTGTAGGCATGTTATTTTAGTTTTTTTCCCTAAGTTGTTTAGCTTTATTAAGATACCATTTTTCTTTATCAAGGTCTTGTTGTATAGGGTTATCAGGTTTAGTACCCATTCTCATTCTATATTTAAAGGCGTTCATTTCGCAGAAGGTAATGAGGTTCTGTGTACCCCAAATTTTTTCCATCATATCAATAACTTCCTGTGAGTAGTTATTATAGTGTGTAGGGTGGTCTACGTGTTCATAGTCATCATCATTATTTTTAAGAGTGTTATTATTTGATGACACGACAGTGGTATAGTCATTAAGGTTAATAGGTTTAATGACATTATCAGGTGAGTTATGGTTAGTACTCAAATGAGTACCATTGTTATTATTTTTATTATTATTCATAGACATTTATTTTGATTTCGTTATTAAATTTTTTTGTGAAGATATCACGTATTTTGATATAATTTTCTTGGTTAAAGAAGACATGATAGCCGAAGGAGACATCAGTGAGGAGAGTATTAAAGATATTGACAATTGGTTTTGGTATGTCAGTTATATTATTATCTGAGAACCATGTCATATAGTAGAGGTTGCTATAGTGGCAGAAATTAATTGTAAGCATATTAGAATGTGTTATAATCAGTGATATCTTCTATTAGTTTCTTTTTTTCGCATATACATTTTTTGGTTATGCCGATACCGTTAGGGGTAAATACGATACTATGTAGTCCGTCTTTAAGATGTTTTTTCTTAAACTCATCATACCTATATGACTCAACCGCATTCAATTTAAATGTATATGGTTTGATGTTTTTCTCCGTGTTTTTAGGCATGGAGTCATTATATACTGTAGTATACAACACTGAAGGTACAATAGTGGTGTCTTTTTTCTTAAAGAGATTTTTAAAGAAGTCAAGCATAATGTTATATATTAAATAGTTTATTTATTTGTATATACAAATATACAAAAATCATACCGTTATAACAAAAATAGATAAAGAAATTAATGTTTTGTATTAATTTTTTTATGGATATAATGTACAGAGTTATAGGTACAATGGAAACTATACTTCAGGGTTAATTTTAAAAAATGCTCTCTGCTTGGATTGATGGTATATCAATCGGTAAAATATGTCAATTACATTATTACAAGAATCATGCCGAAAACAGTGGAATTTCGACCTTTTGACAATAGTTTTAAAAAAATCCCTATGGGAAATTTTCAGAAATGGGAAAAAATTTCGACCTTTTGATATAAAAAAAAATATCCCATATCTATAACCGATATGAGATATTTTGATGGTAGCGGTGGTGAGATTCGAACTCACACGGGCACTGCTGCCCAAGGGATTTTAAGCGTTATAAATGGTTTATAACTCGACTATCTCTTTACCATGACAAATAATGTTTTAGGTATCGGACGCTAAATATGGTTATTAAGAAGACTGAACTTCTCCATTAGTCTGTACGCCTTCCAAGAATGTATTCTTGGCTTGGTTCGCCCTCAGGTTTATTCCCTCAGCCGAATTCATCCGATGTTTATCCAAGTGTTTCCACTTGGAGGGGACTGACCGTCAATCGGTTTTCCCTCATGTCTACCCTTTCATCACACCGCCGTGTTATCAAAGAAAAAATAAACGGAAAACCAATAAATAAAAAAACCACATTTTTTAATAAAAAGAAGGTTGCTGTATGTTTTCCTAATTATTTTAAAATAAAACATTCAAAAAATCCTACATGAGAGGAACAAAAAGAATGTTATAACGGTAGCCATCCAAATTTTTGTTTCATCAGAATCACCGTCTTGACTACGGTCTCGTTTTTTCACACTTAACAAGTGGCTAACAGTAAGTGGTGTTGGACTAAAAACGAGAAGAGAAAAACCAACAACTTTTATTCTGATGATATATTTGCCAATTAACATCACAGCAAATATATAAATAAATATATTAAAAACAAAAAAATAGTGTTAAATTATTTGGTCTTTAACGATAAATCTATACATAGAATATTCTTTATTATCAAAGAAAGAGGTTGTTCTAATACCATAGAGGATATGGTTATCATGCCAGTATGGGACGATAAGAAGTGGTTTATGTTTACTATATTCACCGAATTCATATGTTGAGGTGACATTTTCAAGGACTTTTTGTCCTTCGACATTTGACTTAAGTCTATTGACTGCGGCCATATAAGTTGAAAATACATCAACATAGTTAAAATCATTTGTTGTGGTAATAAGTTTATAACAATCCATAATAATGTTTTTATATTTTTTTTTACAATTATATAAAACTATTTTTTTAAAACAAAATAACATTTTTGAGTAGGGAAGGTGGGATTTGAACCCACGTGCAACCAGCTACGGTTTCGACACTTTATAAGAGTGAGCCGATACTTCCCTATGGTGGTTCTGTTTCTCTAACCAACTGAGCTAAGGGACCAATTTTTTTACATTTTATATACTTACAAGAATCATGCCAAATCAAACTTTTTTTTTTCAAATAGTACTCAAATGAGTACTATTTGTTTTTTAAATCATCCATGACCTTTTTAATCCTGTCAGTTATGGTTTCCTCATTAACATCATTCACTGTTATCGGAAAGACAAGTCTTTTA